GGTCTTCCCATACTACACAATATTCTGTTCTGTGTGGCTCTAGCTTTTCTTTTGCCCAACACAATCTATCCCAAAGATGAGTTCCTTGAAACTCTGGTGTTTTTATTGTCATGCTAAATCTCCTGCTACATGATTTGTAACTATACTACTATCTCCATTACCACTAACCGCTGCTGCTAATCTTATTTTCATTGTTGTTGTAGTGTTAGCATCAGAAAAAGCTATATTAATCTTTGCACCGTGGTCTACATCACCAGCACCACAAGTTTGAGAGTAGTTAGCATTAGCCATAGCAGTTTGCATTGTCATAGTGTAAACACCAGTTGCATTATCTGTAATGCTTGAACAATTAAAATTATCATCTATAGCGATAGTGCCTGTACCATTAAATCTAATCCAAGATTTTATTAATCCTTGTTGGACATTTGTCTGATTACTACCCTCACCTCTAATTGTCAAAGAATTTGCAGAAGCACTCACTACTGGTGTATTACCAAGAGTTATGTTATTAGCTGCAGTAACCCCTTTAATTGTATCTGCTGATATTTGACTCATGCTAAATCTCCAAATACTATATTCGCCATGCCATCTTGGTCAATGCCATTACCATTTGAATAGGCAATATGACAACCTAAAGAAGATGTAGCATACTCTCCAGATGTAACATGATTTACTCTCATTCCAGTAACACCGGCTCTATTTCCTTGTGCTGAAGAAACAGTACCAGCAGAGGAAAAATTGTTAGAGAAATTTAAAGTAAATGTACCAGTTCCATCATCAGATGTAGATGAAATATTAAATGAATTACCACTTGAGTTAGTACCTATATCATATTTACTTGTTGCTTTTGCAATACAAGAAACTAAATTCTGTGTAACACTTGTACCACCATCCGACTCATACACAGATGTATTCTTAACTCTTATATCGACTCCAAGAGAACCACCAGTTTTTCTGATTGTATCACCATGAAGATTTGTTGCTGTAATTGTACTCATCTTTTTATCCTACTAGATATCCATTAAAATTTGTAAATGAAAAAGTACTATTGGTGTTTTGACTAGAACCAGTATTATGTTGAACTTGTACATCTAAATAATCACTTGAACCATTCATATAAATTATTCCACTAACATGAGCAGGAACATGAGCATTAGTTGCATTAGATTCCATGCCAAGATTTCTATATACAGAAGAATTATTTTTAGTAATATAAATTATAACATAATCTGGAGTTGTTGATTTGATAGTAACAGTTGAAGAAACAAAATAGTACCCAGCAACTTGTGGTATATATCTATAATTTGATGTATTAAAATAACCACCAATATCAAATGCTCCAGAAGAAGTCTTATCATTGAACTGTACTACTGTAGCAGTCGCATTAGAAATTGCTTGGTCAGATGACTGTTTTACTCTAAACATAGGTTTAGCAGGTTGAGTTACTACACCAGCACTAGTAATACTAATTGCAGAAGTACCACCACTATGTTTAATAGTGTCAGATTGAATATTAGTTGCGACTATTGTACTCATACCGCTACGAACCTTCCACCACTTTGTACTGTTAATGTTACACCATTTGCAATCGTAACTGGGCCAGCCATTGATGCATTTTGTGTACCAGTAATAGTAACATTACCAGATAGAGTTTGATTATTTACACGCATTAGTGCATTTAATCCACTTGATGTGGTATCACCTATTGCAGTTCCAGAACTATTAACAAAATATGCAACTGCACCACTTCCAGAAAACTTTGCATTTGTTACAGCATTATCAGCAATATCTGCTGTTGCGATAGTCCCATCAGCAATCTTAGCTGATGTGACTGAATTCGCACCAAGTGAATTTGTACCTAAAGTATCTATCGCCATGACTACTCCTTATTAAGATATAGTAGTTCCATTATTTGAAAGAACTGACCATCCACCAGTCGTATTATAAATTAAGACTACACTATCACCTACGTCATTGAACACAATGGTTGAACCACCAGCTAAAGTTGCTGGAGTAAGTGTTGCATCACCACCATCTGTTACCATTGAGATAGTTTTGATTTGTCCATTTACACCATTTGCAAGTGTGAACGCTTGAGCACCAGTTGTTACAATCGTGCTGTGTGCTGTATTGAGTGATAATGCAACATCAGAACCACCACCAGTTGCAGTTTCAGTAGCGACAACAGTTTTATTTCCACTCAACAATGTGTTTGGAGTTGCTCTTGCAGAACCACCATCTTTAGGTAACTGAAAGAAACCACTATCACTAGATGCGTGTGGTTGACCCATCAGAGTTTGACCGTGAGTATTTTGTTCACAGTTAAGTTTAATCTGACCTTGGTTATTTGCACCAGTAGTTGAACGAACAGTTACAACACCAGTACCTTTTGGAAGTAATGCAAGGTCAACATTGGTTTCACCAGATGCACCAATAATAGGTGCAGTTGATGTGGCTGCAACAGCAGAACCACCAGTAGCTGCGTTTGTAATTTCAATTTCATTTACTGCACTTGCAGTTGTTTGAAAAATTAATGACTCAGCACCATTTGCATCTGCAATAAAACCACCATCTGCAAACTTAGGTGCAGTTAATGTTTTATTCGATAATGTAGTTGTCGAAGTTGCAGTAACAGTAATATCAGATGTAAAAGCAACTGTACCACTACCATCTTTAAATGTTATTGTTCTATCAGCAGTTGGATTAGTAATTGAAAATGTAGTTTCATTTGCATCTGCACCAGAACCTTCAAAAACTAAAGCAGCAGTTCCAGCGAGGACTGCACCAGTTAAATCTAATGTACCAGTTACAGTTGCAGTTGAAGCAACAGTTCCAGTTAACGTAGCTGCATTAATAGTTGGGTTAGTTAAAGTTTTATTTGTAAGAGTGTCGGTTGTCTGTCTCAATACAACATTGTCTGAAGTTAACGCAGTTCCATTACTGATACTACCAGTTGAAACTCCATTAATCTTAGCATATAATTCTATGAGGTTATCATTGATTTTGTCACCGCCAACTCTTAATGTATCTCCAGTTCCATCATTGGCGGAACTACCAATACCTAGTAATTGAAATGCCATCAGTTATCTCCTATTTCATTATTGTTATTTATAATGTTTTTATTACGCAATTACATCTCTGTCAAATTTAACAGAGTTATTATCATATCTAAAGAAATCTTCGTCAAAAGATGTCGTTCCTAAAACAGTTGCCTGTCCGTCAAAAGTTCTTACAGATGTATCAAATTTTATATCGTTTTGGTCAAAACCAGCAAAACCAATAAATCTTATTTCACTTGGTACTGGTACATTTATTTTAGTTTTAAATGCTGATGGTGGAATGATGATATGATTATTACCATCAAATGTTTCTGTGTTATTACTAAATTTTACATCACCACTATCAGAAAATAAATCTGGTGTCTCTCCAGAAAATGACCTTGTAGATATTTCATTTATCTTTACATCTTTAAATTGTTCTATTGGATAATAAGCACCACTTTCAAATTCTAAAGTTCTTATTGGTCTTATTATGCCTGGGTAGTTTGCAGTTTCCTCAGAGGTCGTAGTTGGTGGAACAGAGAAAGCATACTTTGCAAGATTGATTAATCTTGGGCCAAACACCCCACCTCTATCAGTTCTTCTTGAACCAATCACAACATTGTGTACTCTTTTTAATGTTAAATCTCTTGTTGCATTTGATAAGTCTGTGTGACTCTCAACTCCAGTTTGTGCTGATACACGAAGAGATGTACCATCATCAGTTGTACCTAATCTTCTACCAAACACAGCAGAGAAAAGTGTCTTGAGAATTGATGCAAGTTCTGGTGTAAATGAAGATGGAACGATAGTTGATGTTTGAACACCAGCAAACACTCTACTCTTAATTTCAACTTCACCAAAAACAATCCAACCAGCAGGATGCAAAGATGAACGTAATGAGTCTCTCCAAGATGCAATTGACTCACCAACTTTTACCACATATGAATAATCTTGATAATAAAAACTATCTTGTATTCTATTTACATCTTCAGATATTATTCCATCAGAACCTAAAAACTCACCAGCGGTAACTGACTCTGTTCCAGTATTTGCAGTTCCACTTGCAATATCAATATTTGCAATTGTAGCACTTGCACTACCAGATGTCCTTATGAGTGTACCCTCTATAAATGTTTCATCTGTATCAATTGATATTAATTGTGTATCTGCATTAAATCCAGTAATAGTTCCAGTATGAGTAATTAATGTATCACCTACTTGAATTGTTCCAGATATATCTTTTAATACTGCGTGTCTAAATGGTGTTATTGTTGGAGCACTAGTATAATTTATACCAGAGTTTGTAAGTTCAAAAGAACCAATACTTCCTAATCCACTTCTTGATATTGGTAAAACTTTTGCACCAGAACCACCAGTTGTTATGATACCAGTATTGTATACTTGACCAGAAGAATCATCACGAACACCAGCAGTTGTATACTTATTTGTTTTATCAAGTTTTGGAAGTTGAGTATAACCGTTACCCCCACTTATCAGTCTAATGTCTGTAATCTCAGTAGCCTCTGATGCACTTGCAAAAGTACCAGTTTCTAAAACAATTTTAGTTCCATCATAATCATCTCCATAAAATATTTGACTTTCCTCTTCAAGTGTGATATGGTCTGATGTTTTCATATCATACTCACCAATCTCTTTATCAAACTTACTATTAGTATTGTCAAATTTTTGTGAAACATCATCAGTAGTATCAAATGATGGTGCAGTACTTCCACTCTCTGGTGCGATACCACCACCAACCACAGAAACTTGTGCAGCTGCACCAGTACCATTTGTATTTTCATTATTGATTATTAAATCATCACCTACTGCATATCCAGTACCAGCATCATCAATAATAAATTCATCAATTGAACCAGTATTGATTGTTTGAACTTTCACTTGAGCTGCATTATTAGAATTTGCAACTGTTCCGACATTTACTTTTTGATTGACTGAATAATATTGACCAGAATTATTAATCGCAACTGAAACAACTATCCCTCTTATTGTTGCAGTAACGTCAAGGTCATTCACACTTGAAATACCAGAAATCTGTTCACCTTCTTCAAAAGCACCAGTTTTTGTATTTTCATCAATCTCTATTTCAACAATAGTTGTTCCACCCTCTCTAAATGATACAGTTGATGTAACAATTGCAGTTGCTTGAGATGATACACCCAATATTGGTTGTCCAACTAAATCTGGAATATTACCACTACCTAATGCACCACCAGTTTCAACTCTTATTAATCTTCTAGTTGTCCATTTACCGTCAGATACCTTTAACATATTTTCATTTGGGAAAAGTATACTAGGTTGTTCATTTAATAGTAATCTAAAAAATAATTCGTGTCCTTTTTTAGTTCCCTTTGCAAGATATAAATCACGAACATTTTTAATAAGTTTTCTTTTGTCAACTGTAGTGTCTAGGTTGTCAACAATACCCTCTAAGAAAGCATCTCTAAAATTATCTAAAAATGAAAATAAGGTTGAGTCAACATTTGTAAAATTAATTAATTGTTGAATATTAGAAATAGGATTAGGTCTATATGTTTGAATAGTACCACTTGCGTTTGATGTATTACCAGATATTATTTCACCTACTTGAAATTTAGAGTTAGATGTAATAAATAATCTTTTACCATCATCTACATCATCAACTAAAACTTTTCCAGTTGCATTTGATGATTGACCAGTAACAGTTTCACCAACTAAAAACTTAACCTCAGAATCTTCTAAAACAATTTGGTCACCATTTTCATCTAATACAAAATTAACAGATGATGATTCTTGTCTTAAATAATTATTGACTTCAGAAAAAGTAACCTCAGCACTTTCAAGAAATTGAAAATATGCTTTGACAAAAGATGCAAAGATAGGGTGGTCTGCTTGAATAAATTCAGGCAGTTGAGTTTGTATGTGAGTCCTAACTTTTCTCTTTAAGGTTATGTCATTGTTTGACATTTTTAATATCCACTTGAACTAGAACCACTTGAACTTGATGAAGAGGTTGAACCAGATGTTGATGTTGTTGTTGAACTTGTTGTTGATGTCGTACCACTATATGAACTTGTAGTTGAAACACCTATACCAGCTGCAGAACTTCCAGTTGCGATTGAGTCTACAGTTGATGATATTGTTAATGCACCAGTATCTATTCTTACAACTTGATTACGAACACCCACAACATCATTTGACTCTGGTGTAACAATCAATCTGATACTTGTTGAAGTTGCACCATCTACAGTTGATATACTTGTAATATTTAAATTTGTTAAAATAATCTCACCAGTAACATAATTAATAGTACCAGCAGTATTATCTTCGTAAGTTGTTGTTGTACCATCTTGAACATAAAACATTCTTACATTACCATTACCATCATCATTTAAAAACATTTCATTTGTATTACCAGAAATGAAAAACCCACTTGATGAAAGTATTCCACCAGTATCCGACATATGTCCAGAGTGTGGATTAAACAATGCGTTGTTAAATGGTATTGTATATTTTGTAGGACTATTTAATGTTGGTACAAAATCTTTTGATAATTTAATTGTTGTAATATTTGAAGTTATTGAATTATCAGAATCGTCTATTAATCTAGTTATTTGTGAGTGTCTAAACACTCCATCAAAAGTTGATAAATTATTTGTGTTAAAATTTAATATTGTATCTCTTACATTTGATATTAATGTTTCAGATGTTTTTGTTGTATTCTTTGCGTTATACTGAAACACTACATTCATTCTTATATCAATATATTCTGGGTCTATAATTATTGGTGTTACAGATGCGATAGTAAAGTCATTTTTTAAATCGTTTACGATTTGTTGTTTTGCTGATGCAGTAATAGAACCTAGTGTTGGTACAATTGAAATATAAACTCTTCCGTAAACTGGAACGTCATTATCTTCACCACCATATACTTGAACAGATTTTGTATTAGGATAAACTTTAGGTATGATTGATTTGTAATCATTAGTTGTAACTGCACGACCTTGAGCTGCATAATCTAATGGTGCGTTTAATTTAATAGATTGTATAGTTTCTCTTTCTGCACCACCAGATGCAACATCAACTGTAAGTATTGATAAATCTGTTACAGTAGATATCGCATTAGAAGATGTAAATGAGGAGGCACCATTTGCAACTGTTTTATTTGTTACAACATATCTTAATCTCACAACATTATTATCTGATAGTGCTTTACCAGTAATACCATCACCAAAGTAAACTTCAAACTTACCATCTATACTTTCTTGTAAGTAATATACATTTGAGGTCTGTGTAACTTTAGTCAAGTCAGTTGCAAGAGTAAAAGTTGTAGATGAGGTGGAAGTAGATGTTTCAAAAACATCAACTAGTAATGTTGTAGTATCTGCGTTCTCATCATTGAGAGTAAATTTTTGTTCTAAGTTTTGATTGTCTACCGTGTAACGATTTGTTACATAAGTTCCTTCATAAATTGGTATACTGTTAAATGCAAGAACTCCATTTGATAAATTTGTAGTATGTTCAGAGGTTGTAACAAATTGATATGATACACCATCAATACTAGATGTAAAAGTATATCCGACTGGAATTGTTGCAGTTGTTAAATTACCAAAATCATTTAATTCAATATTAACACTTGCCATTGGTGCTCTTGGTGAACTCGGTGTATATCCTAAAGTCTTTGCATGAGATACAACTGATTGTCTTAGAGCAGCAGTATCAAGAAAAGATTCGTTAGCAGCCATGTTGGTATTCATTGCAAGGTAATGTGTATTATACGCAAGAACATCTAACAACGCATTGATACCAGAACCCTCAAAATCATAATCTGTAAATTCTGATTGGTTTCTCATAAATGTTTTAAGATTTGTTTTGATGTTATCAAAATCTAATTCTGAAACTGAAAGTTTTTTATCTGTAGTAGCCACTATCTTAATCTCTCTAATGTAAATGATAAATCAACAAGTTCTGCTGGTGCATTTTGTAAATAAAACTCTACAGTTACACTATACGCATTTTGGTCAAAGTCTGGAAAAACTTCAACACCAGCAAGTAATGCTCTTGGTTCAAAGTTATTAATTGTATCTTCTATCTTTCTTGCAAGAGTATTTGCAACAAATGGTGTCATATTTTCAAATAATAAATCACGAACACCAGAACCTATTTCTGGATGAAAGGGTTTTTCGTAGTGTCCATATTGAACTAGATTACGAACACTTCTCTTAACAGCAGCTGCATCTGTAAGGACTGTTAAACCTTTTGTTACTGGATGTCTTGAAAAGTTTAAATTCAAATCCCTATATTGTTTTGAGGGTCTATCTGAATTATTAGTTCTTTCTGCATCTCTATATGCTGGTTGTACTGCCATTACATACTCCTCGTTTTATTTAGTTAGTCTACAGTCCTGCTTTGTCTACCACCACTCATAAATACTAAACCACCAGTAACATTATCTTCTCTTATACGAACTGGATTTAATCCCTCTGGTTTATCAAATTCAAATACATCTTCACCATCATTTATATTACACAATACTTCATAGTTTGTTCTATAATCTGCAAGTTGTTGCAAACTGTATATATCAGTTTCTTTTGCAATATTCTCATCATAAAACTTTCTAACATCTTCAGTTGCATTAGGATTTGTTGTTAGATTTTTATCAATTAATTTATAGTTTAGTCTGAAATGGTTGTTAAATCTATTTTTTCTTTTCGTTTTTCCACTTGACAACCAATTTGCAATCTGTACATTTCTTAAATTTTGTCCTTTAACTTGTAATCGTCTTACAAAACTTGGGTCATCAAGAAATCCGATATTAGTATCAAGTGTTACTTTTACTTTTGTTCCATCACTTTTTGTATAGTCAAAAGTTTGTGGAGTATTTTTACTTCTAAGTTTTTTACCAACTAAAGTCATTTGACTAAACATAATTTTCATTTTTTCTACATGATTGTCAACTAATTTTTTTAAATTATTTAAATCTTTATCTGATACTGGAGCTGTCTTTGATGGTTGTACACCAGTTTCATCTTCTGCTTCATTTAGTTTTTGTACAACTTTATTTTCTAAAATCTCTTTCTTCTCTTGAGGGTCAAATGTTCCAGTTCTATCTACGATTTCCATTTTAATCGTTTCTTCTTTTTCTTTACACTTTTCGATAAATGATTTTGGTATCTCACCATTTATTTCTATTGTATTAGGAACATTTGCTTTTATATGTTCTTGAATACTTTCTGTTCTTTTTAATAATGCATCAGCATCAATTTTAAAACTTTTTAGAACATTCAATGCTTCTTTTTGTTTTGTGGTAATCTCTGGTTCTGCTGATGGTGTTTCTTCTTCACCAGCCTCTTGAGGTATTAAAGATTCT